ACGACCTTGATATCCAGTGCCTGTGCTTCGACCCTGCCAATGCATCAAAACTCATGATGGACCTCTCAGATGAAGGCTACACGGTAGAGGAAGTGTTCCAAAGCCACAAGAGCTTAAATGAGTCCACACAGGGATTCAGAGAACAGGTTTATGCCGGAAACATTATCTACCTGCATAATCCCCTTCTGAATTATGCCATGAGTAATGCAGTTGTGAGGACAAACAATGGTCTGATCAAGATAGATAAGGACGCCACCACAAAGCGAATCGACCCGATCGATGCAACACTGGCGGCATATAAGCTTGCGCTTTATCACGATTTCGACGCGACGGATTACAACGATTATGTAAGGAAATTTTTGGAGAACATGTAAAAGATGGGATTCTTTAGCAGATTTTTTAATCAAAGAGAAGTGCAATCTGACACCGCCACAATGGCAGAAGCGAGACTTCTGGAATGGCTTGGGATTGACAGCTCTAAGCCTGAAGCGATTCAGGAAACAACATACTTCACCTGTCTCAAGATCCTGTCGGAGACGATGGGAAAGCTTCCGCTTAAGCTCTACGTGGAAGATGATCAGGGCGGACGTGTAAATGCGAAACGCACAAGTGAGACTGATGTGATCCTCAACAGGCCGAACACATTTATGTCACCTTCTGTGTTCTGGTCAGCCATGGAAGCAAATTGTCACCATTATGGCAATGCTTACGCATGGATCCAGTACACAACGGAAAGAGAAGGACGGTATGGCGGTACAAGAGTAGTGAAAGCTCTCTGGCCGATGCAGTCAAATTATGTGACGGTGTACATGGATGATGCCGGTGTTTTCGGAGACAAGGGAAAGCTCTATTACAGATACAATGACCCGAACAGCGGAACAGAGTATGTGTTCGACCAGATGCAGGTGCTCCACATGAAGACGTGGCTCACATGGGACGGAATCATGGGTAAGTCAGTGAGGGACATTCTCGCCACCACAATCACAGGAGCAGGATACTCACAGAAGTATCTCGAAAAGCTTTATGAAAGTGGACTCACAGCATCCAGCGTCCTTCAGTACACAGGAGACCTTGACAAAAAGATGAGAACCAAACTCCAGGAGGAATACGACGATCTTCTTACCGGGGCGAGAAATGCCGGTAAGGTCGTCGCTCTTCCTGTGGGCATGAATCTTTCACCTCTCAACTACAAACTGACTGATGCTCAGTTCTTTGAGCTGAAAAAGTACAGTGCTCTGCAGATTGCAGCAGCATTTGGAGTAAAACCGAATCAGATAAATGACTATGAAAAGTCATCCTATGCCAACTCTGAGACTCAGCAGTTGGCATTTTTAGTTGATACGATGCTCTTCCGCATCACCATGAACGAACAGGAACTGAACTACAAGCTCCTTTCTGAGCAGCAGAGGATTGAAGGGTATCAGTACAAGTTCAATGAAAAGGTGATCCTGAGGGCAGATGCAGAGACGCAGATGAAGACATTAACATCTGCGGTCAACAACGGCATTTACACACCGAATGAGGCGAGACAGTATCTCGACCTTCCATCACAGGATGGCGGCGATCAATTGATAGTAAATGGCAACTATGTGCCGCTCACCAGCGTCGGCGCGGCATATGGAATCTCGAAGGAAGGAGGAAGCGGAGAATGATTTTGAATATCAAAGGCGACATCATCGATAACGCGACCAAAGAGTTAATTAATTTACTCCGAGATTGGGGATATCCGATTCTGGGTGATTACTTTGCGCCACGGGACCTCGATGATGCACTCAGCCAGATGCCGGAAGGTGACAGGCTGGAAGTGAAGATCAATTCCGGCGGTGGTGATGTACTTGCCGGACAGGAGATATATGCGAAGCTCCGCGCGCGGAATGATGTGGATATCGAGATTGAATCTCTGGCCGCTTCCGCCGCATCAGTCATTGCTATGGCTGGACCTTGCAAGATATCGCCTATCGGCATGATCATGATCCATGATGTATCTACTTACGGAGTGAGTGGCAACCATCAGGACATGGAGAAGGCCGCCAAGGAATTGAAAGCCTGGGATGAAGCCCTGTGTGGAGCCTACGTCGCAAAGACAGGCAAGACTCAGGAAGAGATCCTCAAGCTCATGGACAAAGAAACATGGCTCCCGGCAAATAAAGCCGTGGAACTGGGCTTTGTAGATGGGATTACGGATGCAGAGAGCTCCAAGAGGGTCATGACTGCATCTTTCAGCGGTCTCTACAAGAAACAGGCTGAAATTCAGGAAATGTACACCAACGCCAAGGCAGAGCGCGAAGCTCGCGAGGCAGAAAAAGCAGAAATATTAAAAGATCTCGATAAGTTCGGGACAACACAGTAAAGGAGAAAGTTATGGATTTAAAGAAATTACTTGATGCCATCAATGAGAAAAAGGTTCAGATTCAGAACCTCGTTAATGAGAATAAGCTCACCGAGGCTAAGGAGGCAAAGGCGGAGCTCGTAGCAATGCAGGAGAAGTATGATCTTCTTTCTGATATCGTGGACAACGGCGGCGCAGCAGTGCCTACTACAGCCACACCTGTAAAGGACAATGATCCTGCCAAGGATGCGATCCATGAGTTTGCGAACGCAGCAAGACACAGATTCAGTTACTCAAACGTCAACAGAGAAGGCGGCGAGACCGGCGCTGATGGCGGATATACCGTACCTGAAGATATCCAGACAAAGATTAACCAGTACAGGGAAGCACACTTCTCACTTCAGAATCTTGTAGATTCTGAAGTTGTTAAGACCAACAAGGGCAGAAGGACCTACAGAACAAGAGCGAGCCATTCCGGATTCCAGAAAGTGGACGAGATGGGCAAGATCCCAAAGGTAAACGGCCCAACTTATGGAGTGATTAACTACAACATTGAAAAGTATGGCGGATATCTTCCTGTTACTGATGAGCTTCTTGCAGATTCTGACGCGAACATTGTTGCAGAGCTTACAAACTGGCTCGGCGAGGAAGATGTAGCCACAAGAAACAACCTTGTCATCACTGCGATGAAGACTGCAACACATACTGTTGCGATCACAGGAATCGATGATTTCAAGGACGCTGTAAATGTGACACTTGGCTCTAAGTTTGCCGGGATTGTGTCCATCGTCACAAATGATGATGGATTTAACTGGCTTGATAAGCTTAAGGTTTCTGCCGGTTCAAACGAGTATCTGTTAAAGCCGAACAAAGATCAGTCAAGCCCTATCAAGTATGAGCTTGCTGTAGGTGCGTCCAGGATTCCTGTAGTGGTTATTCCGAATGAGGTCCTTGCTTCAGTGGCTACCACAGAAGAGGATGTTGTGACATCCGTGGCAGTGCCTTTCTTCATCGGTGCACTCAAAGAGTTCTGCAAGATCTTCGACAGACAGCGTATGAGCATCAAACAGTCTACAGATGCAACAGTCGGAACCGGAAACAATCAGATCAATGCTTTCGAGCAGGATATGACTGTGTTCCGTGCGCTTGATCGTCTTGACTGCAAGGTAAAGGATGATGATGCACTTGTTTACGGCACTCTCACAATTGAACTGGGGGAATGATGACCGCTGCGGAAATTGACACTGACTCGGACGGGATCTTTTCCGAGTCAGAACTTGAAGTCTTGACCATTACCCAGTTAAAGGCACTCGCAGCGGAAAAGGGTTATACGGTAACAAAGAAAACTAAGGCTGATATCATCGAAGAGATCTTGTTACAGCAGTTGTTAGAGACAGCGGATGCGAACAGTGATGGAGAATACTCCGAAGAAGAGCTTACGGCTCTTACACTGGAGGAGATCTTGATGATAGCTGAGGCCAAGGGCTACACCATCACCGAGACCGAAAAGGCGGCAGTGATTACAGAGTTCCTTGCGGCTCAGACGGCAGATGAGACACCGGGAGAAGGTTAAGGAGGTAATGCGGCATGACACCGGCAGAAAAAACAGCGTACGTTACCGCTAAGCTCGGAGATATATGTGATTACCTCCGTATAGATACGGGCGACGATGACACTATAGTGACTCAGGATGCCCTTGCCGCTATCGAATACATTGAGAGTGCTGTAGGAGAGTTCAATCAGGACGATTCTACAGCCATCCTCCTGATGTATGCACTGACGCAGGACTTTTATGATAACCGCGAGCTCATGCAGAGTGAGCAGCAGTTGAAAAAGCGGCAGGAATACACATATCAATCCATCATCTTGCAGTTACGCATGAAATACGAGTCTAAGCAGGAGGAAAGCTGATGAGTCTGGTCAAAGGCATTAATCCGGGAAGGCTTAACCATAAAGTGACTATCATGCGTTATCAGGAAACAGAGGACATCATGGGCAATACCGTGAATGTCCTCTCACCTCTTAAAACCGTATGGGCTGAGATACGTCCCAAACGAGGCACAGAACAGCTTGAGTATTATAAAAATACAAACGAACAGAGCTATAAGATCACCATCAGGCACACTGATGTGACCACGAAAGATGTGATTCAGTACAAAAATCGGCAGTTCCTTATCAATGCGATAGCGAACCCGCTGGAAGACAATTACATCCTGGAACTGCTCTGCACAGAATCCATGGATCATGCTGTAAAAGAGGCAGAACCGGAGGAATCCGAAGAGGCAGCAGGCACAGAAACGCCTGCATCGGAGGATCCTGTCGAGAGCGGAGGTGATAGCCCGTGATAACGTATACTGACGTAGTCGCAGCAGTAAACGCCCTGCTGAAAACCAAATATCCAGAGATAAAGAGATACGGAAGGGAAACAGTCGACAAGGCTGTACCTCCGTATTTTTTTGTAGAACTGGTTCCCGGAAACATTGTCCGGGAATCAAGGAATATGTTCCACAACTCATGCAGCGTAAAGATCACATATAACCCAAAGGTACGTGATGATGCGGATAATCTGACGAAGGTGCAGGAGATTTGGGAACTCTTAGGAATGACCATCAAGATCAATGGCAGGAAGCTATTGGTACTTGACTATGATCATGACTATGCAGGTACCAATAACAACATCCTACAGATAGGATTCCGCCTCGACTGGTATGAATCCACAGAGTACATCGAGGGAGATCTGATCGAACACGTAAGCAATGAGATAACCGTGAAAGGAGATAACTAAATGGCAACATTAACATCGCCAAGCATTACAGTTGCTTTTATCGAAAAAGCAGCATCTGCCATCACAAGAGGTGACAGAGGCATAGTGATGCTCGTTTTGAGAGACGCAAGCATCACAACAACTCCTGATAAGCGCACAATCAGAGATGTGTCAGAAGTTCCGACTACATACTCTGCGGCTAACCAGAAGTACATCAAGGACGCTCTTAAGGGCTATACTACATCACCTCTTAAGGTGCTTGTATATACCATGCCTGTTAAGGCTTCTGGAGACACAGCGGAAGATGAAGCTGAGAAGTACACAGCTATGTTCGCCTATCTTGAGACAGCAAAGTTCCAGTGGCTTGCAATCCCTACCGTAGACACAGACGAAAAGACTTCGGATGTAGTCTCATGGGTAAAGTCACAGCGCAACAACAACGCCAACATGGTAAAGGCTGTCCTTCCTGATGCAAACTCAGCAGACACTGAGGGAATCATTGACTGGGCTGTATCACTTTATACAGTTTCAGGCTCAACAAGGACAGAGGTCACACCGGAAGAGGCTTGCCCTCGCATCGCAGGACTCCTTGCAGGAACAGGTTCCACCATATCTGCAACATACGCACCTCTTAAGGACTTTGACGACGTTGAAAGACTCACAAAGGATGAGAGAAACACTGCAATCGCAGCAGGAAAGCTCATTGCATTTTGGGATGGCGAGAAGGTTAAGCTCGACAGAGCTATCACATCACTCACCACCACAACAGACACAAAGGGCGACAGTTTCAAGAAGATCAAGCTCGTTGAGGACATGGATATGATCAAGACAGATATCCAGAAGACCATCGAGGATGAGTACATTGGCAAGTACGCCAATAGCTATGATAACAAGTGCCTGCTTATCACAGCCATCAACGGCTATTTTATGCAGCTCGCCAATGACGGAATCATCGAAGCAGGTACATGTGAGATAGATATTGATGATCAGAGAGCATACCTTATCAGCAAAGGCAAGAAGGTTGTAATCGATGGCGAAGAGATCGATCCTAACGACCTCACAGATGACCAGGTAAAGGTAGCGAACACAGATTCTCATGTATTCCTCAAGTCCAATGTGACACTCCTGGACGCTATCGAGGACGTATCTATCAAGATTTACGTGTAAGGAGGCAGTATGAGGCAGTTTATATCAAATCAGACTATTAATGGAACATGGGGAGAAGTATGGTTCGATGACGATTATCTCGGAGAGATCGAGTCAGGAAAGGCAACCGTAGACCTCACTTATTCCGATGTGAGTATGGCACGTAAGCTTATCGCCGGAAAGAAGCTTACAAAGGCAGAGGGCAAGGGAAGCCTTAAGCTCCACCATGTAAGGACCAACATCTCGAAGAAGGTTTCTGATGCGGTCAAGACCGGCAGAACACCATCATTTAAGATCATCATGAAGCTTGATGATCCGGATGCTCTCGGAGCAGAGAGAGTAGTTCTCTACGATTGCAAGATTGACAAGATCAATCTCATGGACTGGGAGAACGGTAAGAACACAGAGGAATCATACAACTTCACTTTTGAAGACTGGGATTTCCTCGATTTGATCAAAGCGTAAGTCATATTATCAGGAGGCGTAAATAAATGGCAAAGTTATCAATTCAGACATTGATGAAACTCGACCGTGAAAAGGTCATGGAAGTACCTAGCAAGGAGGTTAAGGCAGTGCATCTGTCAAACCTTCTTGGCGAGGACAGTTATATCACCATAAAGGCATTATCCGGAAATCAGTACATGGATCTCCTTGCTACAGCGAGAAACAAGAAGAATGACCTTGATATGTCAAAGATGTTCAAGGCTCAGTCTCTTATCGTTGTGGAAGGAGTGACAGAACCGTCATTAAAGGACAGCGAACTTCAGGAGCATTTTGGAGCCGCTTCACCTGTGGACCTTGCGCAGATACTCTTCCCAGGTGGAGAACTCACAAGTGTCTTTAATGAGGTGGCAAAGTTATCAGGTTTCGCGAATTCTGATAATTCAGACGATGACCTTGAGGAAGAAGTAAAAAACTGATCGATACTGACGGAGACTTTAATGCCATGTATTACTTGTTTTGTAATCACGACTGGCCTCCGTCAGTTTATTTTGATGCGCACGAAACGGATAAGATAGTGATCAGAGCCTTTATCCAGGAAGAAGCCAAGCACTACGCGGAGATGAAGGAGGATATGAATAAATGACCCGACTTGAGATAACCGGAGTGGATGAACTTGCGGCCGATATGAAAGCGATGATAGATCAGTATCCGGAGGAAGCATCTAAAGCACTGTTTGAGGTGGCTGATAAATTTAACGAGGATGTTAATTCGAAATATCCGGGTAATTATAAAACATCCGGAAAAGAAAGCCTGACACGATGGAAGGTAGAGGGAGCCAAGGAAGGCAACAGCCATTTCGTAACGAGCAGGAACAAAGCACCACATTTCCATCTGGTTGAGAATGGTCATGATAAGTATGACTTCCATGGTCATTACACAGGCGGATGGGTTCCGGGAAAGCATTATGCAGAACGGACGAGAGAAGAATATGAATCGAAATATCCGGAGATGATTGAGAAATCAATCAATCAGCAACTGGATAAACATAATTTATAAATACGCAGGAAAGGAGGGATAAATGGGAAAGAGACAGGTTGATGTCAGATTTAATCTTATTGATGATTTTACTGCCGGATTCCAAAAAACCATGCAGACACTCACAGCAGGAACAAAACAGGCTGTGAAAGCATGGAAAGGCATAGAGAACGCAGGAAAAAGCATTTCGCATGTCGGAGATCAGTTGACGGCAGCAGTTACCCTCCCGATTGCGGCAATGGGCGCAGCATCCTATAAGAATTTCTCAGATGTCGATAAGAACCTCCAGCTTGTAAAAGCAACCATGGGAGATACAGCTTATGCTACAGCTGATCTTTCGAAAGCTCTGGGAGACGCGGCGGCAAATTCAATATTCTCAATGCAGGAAGGCTCTGAGGCACTTGTAAATTTTGCAAGACAGGGCTGGAATGCAAAGGAAGCGGCAGATATGCTTGCTGATTCCATGAATCTTGCAGCAGGAACATCGACAGATATAAGCGTAGTAACATCCGGACTGGGTAATACTCTTAAAGCGTTTGGAGCAACCTCAGAAGAGGCAAGTCACTACGTTGATATGTTCACGGTGGCACAGGCCCAGGCTAATACAAGCACTGAACAGCTCTTTGAAGCTATGTCAGTAGCCGGGCCTATTGCAAAGACTGTAGGATGGGATTTTGAAGATATCGCGACTCTTGTAGGCGCCTTTGGAGACATGAGCATCGAAGCATCTGAAGGTGCTAACGCTCTGAAAACAGGTCTTTCGAGATTGTCCGGAGGAAACAAACAGGCAAATGATGCACTGGAAGCTCTGGGAATAAGTCTCTACGACGATCAGGGACAGATGAAGTCTATGGTGGACGTAATTGAGACATTACAGACGGCATTCGAACCACTGAATCAGCAGGAGCAGATGTTTTACGCATCAAAACTCTTCGGTGCGAACCAGATGAGTAAATGGCTTGCATTGATAAACGGGCCTACAGCGGACGCCCTCGGAAACATGAGAGACAACATCACTGATGCATCCGGAAATGCTCAGAAAGCGGCAGATGCATTGGTAACGCCTCTTGAAAAGCTATCATCGACCTTCGATGTATTTAAGTACAGCGTCGGAAGTGCACTGGCTGATACGGTTGTACCATTTATTGAAAAGGCCACTGAGATGGTGGACGCATTCCGTCAGATGGATCCTGAGCAGCAGAAGAACATCGTCAAGTGGGCAATGATAGCTGCATCGGTAGGCCCTGTGATAGGAATATTCGGCAGAGTTGTATCGACAGTCGGCGTAGTTGGCGGAGCGTTTTCGAAGCTGTTAATGTTTGGCTCAAAGGCAGCAGGCGGATTCAAAGCATTATCCAGTGGAGCAGGACTTGCGAAGGCAGGGCTTGCGGCACTTACATCACCTGCGGCGATTGTTATCGCAGTAGTGGCGGCCATCGGAGTGGTGATTGCATCAGTAGCCACTCACTTCGATACTTTCAAAACCGCTATTGCTAATACGGGCGGATTTGAAAAGCTCAAAGAAGCATTCGCAGGGCTTAAGGCTCAGTTTGTAGTTTTGGAACCATATATCACAAAAATAATTGATTTGATAGGAAACGTAATATCAGGAGTTGTCGGAACGGCAGCAGGTGTTATAGCAGCTTATGTAGCTGGAATGATCGAGGCATTCTCGGGAGTCCTTCAAATAGTAACAAGCGTTGTAACAGGTATTGACAGGCTCGCACATGGCGACTTGGTCGGTGCACTTGAAGCATTTAAGGGTGTATTCGAGGGTGCTGTTAAGTACGTTCAGGGTCTCTTTGATATGTTGTTTGGTACCATCAAAGCTATAAAAGATGCTATTTCGAATTTCGAAATGCCTGAATGGGGAGCACCAGGAGGGTTAAAGTACGAAGTTACCGAGGCAAGAGCTGTCGGCGATGTAAACTGGCGAGGCGGACTTGTCCAGGTACATGAACGAGGCGGCGAAATCCTCGACCTGCCACATGGCACAAGGATATATCCTCATGACGTATCAATGGCTATGGCAAAGAATGCAGGCGGCGGAAATGTGACCATTCCGAAGATTGCAGACCAGATTATTGTGCGTGAGGATGCTGATATTGAGCGTATCGGCGATGCCATTGTGAGAAAGTTAAGGACTGCATCCATAGCGATGTAAGGGAGGACATATGCAGATATGGCTTAAAGGTTCTCGGAGATTCCGATTTCCGGTAATTCCTAGTGAATACTCGGTAACGGGTGAAAGAGAGATCGAGACTGTTAATGTCAATGCCATAGGCGAAACGGATCTAATAGGGAAGTGTGGCTTGAGAACAGTCACATTTTCCTCTTTTTTTCCAAAAAACTATGATCATGGCTATTGCGAATATAGCTCGCTTAAATCTCCGAAGAATTGCGTAAAAATTATAGAACAGATACAGCGGGGCACTCCTGCAAAACTGATCATGACCGGCACTCCGATTAATTTCAGAGTGACCATCACATCGTTTTCGTGGAAAGAACAGGACGGCACCGGAGACATATATTTTACAATCACCATGAAGGAGCACAGGAATGTATCAATCGGGCAGTCCAGAGTCGTTGCTCTGGGGGAATGATTCGGTAAGATCGGGAAGGTCAACACCGGACACAGACACAATCGAATATAAGGTTCGGGCGAATGAATGCCTCTCCGAAATCGTGAGAAAGCTCACAGGATCCACAAACTGGAAATCCGTATACGAGCTCAACAAAGATACGATAGGCTCTAATCCGAACTATCTGGACGAAGGCATGGTGCTTTTAATACCGGCAGCAGTCGTGGAGGATGAAGAAGATGATAGTTAATCTGATCAAATCATCAGGAACTGCATACAACATCACTGCCGCCTGTGCAAAGGTCACATGGAGCGGAGCGACATCTGCTCCATGCAGACAGGCATCATTTGACTATCTTAATGCTCCTTATGATCCGGCTCTTAAGCTTCCGGCAGTTGCAACGGGTGATTTCATTGCGCTTGTAGATGAAGTCGAGGATGAAGTGTTTTATGGTGAGATATTTGGTGCTGAGAAATCAAGTCAGATGGGAACCATAACATTTACGGCTTATGACTTCATGAAGAATCTGCTCGAATCAAAAGGGCAATACAATTTCAAAAATGTGACGCCTGAGGCTATAGCGGCTCAGGTATGTGCCGATGCTCAGATACCGATAAGATATCTGTATCCTACCGGAGTGAACATAGCATCGATGCTGTGCGACAAAATGAACCTCCACGACATCATTATGGCGGGATATACAAAAGCGTTCCTTATGACCGGAAAGAAATTCTTCCCGATGATTTATAAGCGGGGCTTTGCCGTGTATCACAAAAAATGGGGTGTAGAAGGCTTTGAATTATCTGATAAGACGAATATTTATGAGTCGAACATAACAGAGACCGTGACGGACCTCAAGAACGTCATAAAGGTATATGATGCAGCAGGCAATCAGCTCGGAGAGCAGAGGATAGATGAGTCTGTGAAGAAGTATGGAGTATTCCAGGATATCTATACCGTAGAAGAAGGCGTGGATCCATCGATAGCTTCCTACAACATGCTTAATGTGTTCCCAAAGCAGACCATAAAGGTATCGGCCATCGGAGACATCAACTGTATATCAAATTACAGCGTGGTGCTGAAAGATGGAGCTACGGGAATCTCGGGAAGGTATTGGATAACATCTGATAACCACGTCTGGGAGAACGGCAAGCACACTATGGATTTGGAGCTTACATTTAATAATCTCATGATCACAGCGGAAAGCTCCAAGGAGAAGGAGACAACGACATGAGCTGGAAAGAAGACATGATATCGATGATGAGGGAACAGGGAGAAAGGAACAATCCTACCGGTATACAGCTCGCCACGATGACGAGCGCGAACACTGCTATGATAGGAAATCTGCCTCTGCTGTCTCAGGATTTATTGTTTAGCGACAGACTTTTACAGCCAACAGCCACCAAAGTAGCGGGGCATTGCCCAGCAGATGGTGAGCTGACAGATAAAAGCACATATCTTCCTGCCTTGAAGGCGGGGGATATAGTGGCAGTGTATGGCATCAATGACAAGAACGGCTATCAGAAATATCTCGTACTGGAGAGGATGATAAGCCTATGAGTATATTACCAACATTTGTAAACGCGGAGATTGAGGAAGAGCTTGAAAAGAGTCCTTCTTTGACCGTCCCGAAAGAATACGGAATAGATTTTGATACCGGACAGATGACCGGGAAAATAGTAGAAGGTAAGGAAGCCATAAAGGTATGGATATGGAACTGCCTTCATACATCACGTTTCCGGTACGGGATACACTCCTGGGATTTCGGATGGGATCCTGAGGAATATGTGGGAAAAGCCGTGACTGCCGAATACATTCAGGCGGATGCACAGACGGAGATCGAGGAAGCATTAATGATGAACCCCTACATCACCGGGATTGATGATTTTAATGCCGTAAAAGAAGACGATCGCCTGACAGTCACATTTACAGCATTAACAGCATTTGGTGATGTGGATATGGAGGTGAGCGGGGATGTATGAAGATAAGACATACGCATCCATCATGGCAGACGCCATGGATGAGATAGACGACAGTGTCCAGAAAAGTGAAGGGTCACTGACCTATAATGCTATATCTGCATTGTCATTTGAAATAAACAAGCTCTATCAGCAGTTAAATTATATAGTGGAGCAGTCGCATGCCGAGACTGCCGATATCGATAATCTGACCAAGATGGCGGCAGACCGTGCTGTATATCGTAAGATGGCAACACATGCGGTCGTTAAGGTCGTAGCTGATGCAGAACTCAGTACAGGGAACAGATTTTCGTTAAAGGGATACAACTATATCATCCAGGATGCTATAGAGGGTGAGACATTATCATATACAGCACAGGTTGAAGAGACAGGATCCGGAGCGAATCAGCTTTTAGGTGCTCTGACACCTATTGATTATGTAGAAGGTTTAGGTACAGCGAGCGTCACAGAAGTGCTTGTTCTGGGCGAAGACGATGAGTCGAGAGACAGTCTTTATGAAAGATATCTGAAATCATTTTCCACTGAAGCATTTAGCGGAAATATAGCCGCATATGAGCAGGAAATAAGTGAATTTGATGGAGTAGGCGGATGCAAGGTCTATCCCATTTGGAATGGTGTAGGAACTGTCAAATGTGTGGTTATTAGCTCGGGATATGGAGCGATTTCAGAATATCTCGTAAATCAGATACAGGAAGCGGCGACACCTTCGGGAAGCTCGAGCGGATCCGGATTCGCTCCAATTGATCATATAGTTACCATCGAATCTGTAAAAGAGGTTACGGTGGATGTATCTACATCGATAACGTTATCAAACGGCTATTCGTGGGATAGTGTGAAAGATGATGTAAGTACGGCTATAAACGGCTATTTTAAAAGCCTTGCTCAGACATGGGGAGATGGAACAGAGGAGGATTTCGTAAGGATATACATATCAAGGTTAGAGAGCACGGTTCTTGATGTCCCTGGAGTAATTGATATCCAGGGAACCACCTTGAACGGAGTAGGCCAGAACCTTGATCTTGAGTCGGATGAGATTCCTGTTCTTGGTGAGGTGACAAGAGTATGAAAAAAGTAATACCAAAAGTACTACATTATTTTCCACCACATATAAAGAACATAAAGGAGTTTGAAGAGATCTCCAAAGCGTACGACGCTACTATCGGAACATTATGGACCGATATGGGCGTCGTTTTTGATAACAATTTCTTTGACACGATGGATGCCGAAGAATGCAGCAGGCGTGAAAAGATGCTCGGCATCGTTTCAAATCCGCTTGACACTCTGGATGACCGCCGCAGGAGAATAAAGGGCTATAGCGCGTCAAATCTTCCGTATACAAAAAAGAAGATGGACGATGTGCTCATGGCCATGTGCGGTGAAGATGGATATGAGCTTGTTATCGACAAAACCCAGAAGACAGTATTTGTGGGTATCAAACTAGACTCGGTTCAAATGGTGGCAAATGCCAAGGAACTGATAAGAGCGATGGCCCCTGCCACAATGTCGGTCACAGCTCAGATCCTTTACAATATTCATTCTCAGTATCGCAGCATGACCCATGAAGAGATGGGAGCATACACGCACTATCAGTTAAGAACGGATGCATCTTTGATGCAGACCACAAACATGTATGTGGATGTGGCAAAGCATAGACATAGTGAATTAACTGCTCATACACACAAAGATATAGCAATGAGCAGTATATAAGGGAGGTAATATGGCGACACAAACACCGAATTATTTACTTACAAAGCCGGCACAGTCGGACTTTTATAATGTTGCAGACTTTAATGGGAATGCAGACATTATTGATAGGGAACTCAAGAGTAATGCGGACGGCATTAGCGATGAGATAACAAGGGCGCAGCAGGCAGAGCAGGACATTTCAAACGCTGTAACAGGCTTACTCAACAAGGTTGCTCTGAACAATGCAGGTGCTCACAACTCCATATTCAGAGGGAAAAATCTTGGAACCAGCGTCACAGCGGCACAGTGGGCGGCAATCCAGGCAGGTACATTTGATGATATGTACATTGGCGACTATTGGGTGATTAACGGTATCACCTACCGTATCGCCGCATTCGATTACTATTATCTGACAGGAGATACATCATTTACGGATCACCATGCAGTAATTGTTCCGGATGAAAGCATGTACAATCATGTCATGAATGACAGTAATGTAACCACCGGAGCTTATTATGGTTCGAAGATGAAGACATCAGGACTCAGTTCTGCTCTGGCTACAGTTATAGCGGCATTCGGTTCAAGCCATGTACTTGAGCACAGACAGTATTTTGCAAATGCTGTATCAAATGGACGCCATTCCGCTGGAGCTTGGTACAGTACAAAGATAGATCTCATGACCGAAGAAAATGTTTATGGTGGAAAGGTATTCGAGGCTGTATCAGACGGTTCAACGGTACCGGCAAATTATACTATAGACAAATCGCAGTTCCCTTTATTTGCGCTAGCTCCTTGGATGATCAGCTTCAAGCGATATTGGTACTGGCTGAGAAATGTTGTATCCGCCTCCCACTTCGCTGATGTGTCCGTCGACGGCCGTGCGAACTACTACTCCGCGTCCGACTCGTTTGGTGTGCGCCCCGCTTTCTGTATCGGCTGATAAGCCTGGATCAAGCAATCCCGCCGACTATCTGTCGGCGGGTGCGCGTATGGCAGAATAACAATTTGAAAAATAACTCAAAAACAAACTTGAAATAATACTCATAAGAAAGGCTAGATAAATATGTCAGATATCCCATTAGGTAAAAGACCCGAATCAAAATTAAAACTCATTGATGAGGTGACCGACCTCAGAAAACGTATCACGTTCGAACTAGAACAGTCATTTGGATTCTCTCAGAAGATTCTTGAATCAAGAATCAACGAGCAGATCAAAAGATACCCGAAAAACCAGAGAGAAGAAGTACACGACAGAATTTTGGAAATGGAAATAGAATTCGGATGTTGGTTTATTGAGCGGGAAAGAGATAGGGTTGCAGATCATTGCTGTGGGATTGTAACAAATCTCAAAAGAGCTAACACTATTGTACCGATGTATATGTCGGAGTATGAATTAAGAAGAGCATTGGTGTCTGATGCGAGGTCATACTGCGCTGCGCTGGAGGATGAGCTGCAGTATATAGCGGAATCAATTCCTGCTGACAAAAACAAATTCACCAAGCTGCAAGATAAAGTTAGCGAGATGTTTAACAAAATTACTAGCCTTAGAAAATCAGATAACAGATTCCTGAAAGGAATCGAAGCTCGGGCATCATCTGTATCCGCCTCCAACTTCGCTAATGTGAACGACAACGGCAATGCGAACTACAACAACGCGTCCAACTCGAATGGTGTGCGCCCCGATTTCTTATCTGCACAAGATCTGCGCAAGGGCAGGTGCAGCACTAAGAAAGGAGATGGTGTCCGTCCTGGTGGAAACCAGGTAAATAAAACAACCGCTACGACTCCGGTTACGACCGATGAATCTAAGGAGCGGTTTAAACCTTGGTAAAGTTATATGATGCCAATTACATATATACAGCCGCAGATAAATCCATGCGAAGCAGTAAGTTCAAGTATGGTACTCAGAACTTTCGTATGCATCAACTCACAGAAACATCAGCTTTGCAGAAGGAATTGATGAGCGGGACATATGAGCCTCAAGAAGGGGTTAAATTCCCGATAAAAGAACGCGGGCACGATAGGTTTATTACATCAGACAAGATGAGAGACAAAGCTGTTACTCATCTGATCTGTGATGAATATGTGGATCCAAGCATCAGTAAATATTTGATTTATGACAACTCTGCAAGCCAAAAAGGAAAAGGCATAGGGCACTATAGAAAAAGATTTGATGTACATCTTAAGAGGTACATCAAAGAATCTGGTACAGACGGATGGATACTGTTTATGGATTATTCGGGATTCTATCCGAATCTTCATCACGATATCTGTATAGATACATTAGAAAAATTCATCCGGAGAAAGTTTGGAGATACAGAAGAGACTGCCGCAGTAATGGCGGTCGTCAGAAAACTGTTCAAGAAATTTGAAAAGGATGTAAGCAGATTTTCCGATGAAGAAATAGAACAGATGTATCGGACTAAAATATCACCCACCATGAATATGGATGTGGATCCTAAACTTATGACGGGTGAAAAGTATCTTAGAAAAGGCGTGGACATAGGGAATCAGTTATCTCAGAATGTTGGGATACTGGTTCCTTATTTAGTAGATAACTATGTAACCATCGTCAGAGGATGCAGGTACTACGGACGATATACGGATGATTCAAGAATTATCCATCAATCGAAAGAGTTTCTGATGGATGTATTTAAGGGCATTCAGGAAATAGCCGAACAGTGCGGACTGATCATAAACAAAAAGAAAACGAAGATCGTGAAGTTATCAAGATTCTTCAGACATTTACAGATAGGGTATTACACTACCGAAACAGGCAAGATCTATAAAAGGATATCGCCAAAAACTCTCAAGCGAGAAAGAGATCGTTTGAAGGCCCATAAGCGGCAGATGGATATCGGAAAAATACCATACAGCACAGTCGAGGATTGTTTCAAATCCTGGATCGGAACTCAGTGGAAGTACATGTCGAGACGCCAGATATCGAATATGGGAGAACTATATAAATCATTATTTGGGAGGTTACCAAAGTGGAAGAAAAAACATTCAAGGTTACACTGGCTGATGGCTCATCCTATGCAGGATGCAAGCAGAATGGAAGTTACTACGTGACGAAAAAGAAAATCACGGAGGCAAGTTTTGACGGCAAGCTTTCAAGCGTCGTTATCGAGGATTCAGAGGGAAACACCGAATCGCACACAAATATGGAACTGATCGCAGTCCTTCCTCTTGATGGCGGGTACGGATTTGCTCTGAGAGATATGACTGCTGCCGAGATCGAGAAAGCGGAACTCACAGAGAAACTTGAAAATGCAAACACTGCCATCGCAGAGCTTTCTGAAATGATGGCTGCAATGATGGGTTAAGGAGGGAATGGATATGGTATTAACAGAGAATTCAGGACTTGTAAAGATTTGGTGCCAGAGAGTAAGAGATAACAAGGCGACACTCGAGGATGTCCCTAAACTCTTCAATCTGAAAGACGTAGTTACTGAGATCATTGAGAGAGAAAGAGCAGAAACATCAGGCGAGGCATAAAAAGTGGAATTAAAAGATAATTTTAAATGTCATTACAGGAGAGGCGACGGCAGGTGTGGAAGGGATGCCTGCCGGTGCGCTCCACAGAAATGCGATAAGCGTTATAGCTGCGTACATTGCACATCCAGCATCATTCCGTTATCTCAGGAGCCATGCGCATCCTGTTATTTCAGGGATAAGGAAAGCATGAGACTATTCGCACTTCAGGTAGAAAAGAAGAAATGAAACCACAATGGGGAGGAAAAAATATGATCAAACAAAAATTATGCACACTAATAGGACTTATGGGAAGCGCAATGGCGTCACTGATGGGAGGATGGTCTGCGGCTTTAACGTATTTAATGCTTGCTATGGTCATTGATTACGGGAGTGGACTTATCGTTGCCGGAGTTTTTCATAACTCCAAAAAAACGAAGAATGGCGCCCTGGAAAGCCGGGTAGGCTGGAAAGGCTTGTGCAGAAAGGTATTCACGCTATCGTTCATCGTGGTTGCAAGAGGCATAGATGTTTATCTGGGTGTTGATTACGTCAAAAATGCAGTAATTATCGGTTTTTTTACAAATGAGGTAATCAGCATCGTAGAAAACATGGGGCTTATGGGAGTACCTATGCCGGCGATTGTGTCGAAAGCAGTAGACCTGCTCACGTCTAAATCAAGCGAAAAAAGAGATAATTAAAACAGTGATTAGACGTAAGTCTTAATCATATATAACCATTGACAGCCTGTCACATTAACGTGATGGGCATTTTTATTAAGGAGGCTAATTATGGCTGTAAAATCAATGAAAATCGTACCAAATGACAAGGGAGTTGATGAGGTAATCAACCCTAAGCACGTAAAGGTTAAGGCAAAAAATGAGCCGGAGATCGGAAAGGAGACAACCGAGAGCAATATGCCAAATGGCGATGCACCTAAAGGCAACTCAAGTGATTCTGTACTTGGCCATTGATAAGGAGGTGATCCTATATCTCGGAGCTGTCCGTCAAACAGCATGATAATACTGATAAATGTTTGAGCGTAGCAGGACACCCCACACTGCTACGCTTTTTAAAAAAGGAGCATAGACCATGCAGACCAGTCAGAGAGGCATAGAACTATTAAAAGAATTTGAAGGATGCTCATTAACGGCATACTGGGACTATAAAGGATACAGCATTGGTTATGGTCATCTCGGGGCAGTTAAGGGGCAGACCATAACGAAAGCACAGGCAGAAGCATTACTTAAATCGGATCTTCCATCATACGAGAGCAAAGTATCAAAGTATGACGGTGTATATCATTGGAATCAGAATGAGTTTGATGCACTTGTATCCTACTGCTATAACATCGGATCAATAAAAGGGCTTGTAGACGATGGCAAGCGCACAAAAGCGGAGATTATAGCAGACTGGACTAATCACGATATGGCAGGCGGAACTCATCTGAAATCTTTAAAGGAGCGCAGGATAAAAGAGCTCGAATTATTCACGGAGGCGATTATGACAGAGAAAGATATCACATTGTGCGGACACGGTTCCGGCAATCCATCATATAAAAATATGTACACATATCTTGAGAGCAGATACAACTCTATAGCGAGCAATGGTAAGCGCAAGGGAGTTGTAGCAGTCCGCAGATTAAAAGGTATGACTGACGAACACAGGAAAACGTTCAGGACTCAGTATGCTTCAATCATCGGCAGGAACATTTATTCTCAGGATCTTCGAGAGTATTGTTATAAGGCATATAAGGGCAAGTTCTATTCAGATTGTTCAAGCTCCGGAATCAAGACATACGAGAAATGCGGTTTCTCATTTCCGTGGACTCTGAACACGGCCGGAATTTATGAGAACGATCTCTTTGAGACCGTGAATGTCACAATTAAAAATGGCCACATCACAAATCCGGAAGTATTAAAGGTTGGTGATGCACTCCTGTTTGTGGGTAATGACGCAAGCCGTCCTCTCCAGATCGGACATGTTGAGTACATCTACGATATGCCTGAGACTAAATCTGAGTATCCGAAGTGGGTACAGAGCGGTGAGGAATGGTACTATCGCTTATCAGAAGGCGTAAATGCTCACGGATGGCAGAAGATAGCAGAGAGTGACAATCCTAATAATATCCATTGGTATTATTTTGACAGCACCGGAAAGATGCTCAAGGGATGGTTTGAAGTAGAAGGTAAATGGTATTATGCTCAGCCGTACGGAGGACTTGAAGGAGCATTATACCGGAGCGATGGATCCGGAGCACAGGCAGTGTGGTATGTGGAGTGATTTGATCGAGTTTTTTCGAGTTCCACTCGATTTTCACTCGATAATGATGGGGGCGCTTCGGCGCTCCCTTATTTTTATATTGCAAAAGAAGATAGCATTTGCTACAATTCCGAAAGCTAATTGAAAATTGCCCAGCGGATTGCCCACCAAGGGAGGAGGACCGCATAAACACTGGATAGAAATGAAAAACGAGACAGGTTCGATCCCCGTCTCGCGCTCGATTAGATGAATGGCTTGAAACCGTATGGAACATTGATTTTCCTAAGGTTTCAAGCTATTTTTGTTATCGTAGACAATAAGAATATTAACGCGGAAAATAACATTTTTCAAGAGAAATTGCCCAAGAAATTGCCCAGGGCTTCCAAGACGAAGAAAAGTCCCTCACATCACTGTGAAGGACTTTTTATTATGCAGCAGGCGTTATCCGAACATGAAGTCATCCATCTTACGGGCAAAAGCTTCCTGAGATTCTTTTTCCTGCTTTCTCTTGGTGTAATCGTATACCTTTTTCATAATGTCCGATCCGGGGCGCCATCCGCCCATCTTCTCAACATAACTGTCGCCCATGATCTCACGGGCAGTCGAAGCAAAAAAATGTCGGAGCGCATGTAACTTGAATTTAGGTATGCCAAGCTTCTCCTGAGTGTCATGGAGGTACTTGAGTATCTGATTAGGACTGTAAGGATAAACCTCTCCTTCAGGGAGCTCCCGGATAAGATCAGCAACATAACTGCTGACAGCCACCTTTCTGGTGGAGTCAATCGTCTTTGTGGTCTTGATCACATAACCACCGTCAGATTTCTCAACCTTCGCTTTACTTACCGTAATAATGTTATCTTTTGACAGATCGGACGTGAGCAGAGCACAAACCTCAGATCGCCTGAGCCCGAATACTGCAAGCCAGAGCGGTATTTCATAACGAGTCCCTTTGGATGCGTTCAGGATTCTTTTTACATCCTCATCCTCCGGGACATAAAACTCTGTCTTTATTTTTTGCGGAAGAGATGCAACTGATGTATATTTCGGTCTGACTGTCTTCATGACGGCGCTTATAAATGCGCTCAGATTGCGCACAGTTTTGGCGCTCCTGCCATTTGCATATTCGTTAATGCATAATTGTATGTCATTGTCTGAAATGCCCGAAATGGGCTTGATTTTGAAAAACTGCGGAGTGTTCTTTAGTGCAGAAACGTATGATCTGATAGTCGATGGTGACAGAATTGAGGATTTAGACTCGATATATTTCTGCGCTGCGACTTCGAAGCTCTGATAATATCCCTGTTCCGGTTCTTTCTCAATTAAAGCCCAGATAAGACGTTCAGCTTCTTTCTTGGTAGGCTTGCGATTCAGGACAAGCCTATACCGTCTCCCGTTGTAAAACTTAGAGATTCTCCATGATGTACCGGAGATTTTTTCGATAGTTGCCATATTTGTACTCCTTTCTGTGAAGGAGTATGATATAATCACTTTGTCTGGGAGTGTGTTATATCATACTCTATATTTAAGGGCTCCTTGCTCGCCAAAGCGGGGAGCCCTTTTTTACTTTTAATTTTCAATGTTCAAAGCTTTCCTCTAACTTCCACGACCCTCCCGATAATCTTAACAGGAATAGAATCAACCTCGGCATAATCGAATACCATAGGATCATATTGAGGATTAAGAGAAATGAGCATGAGACCGTTATTGATCTTTTTGAGCTTCTTGCAAACACCATCATGCCCGTTGATAAGAGCAATGACTATCTCATCAGATTCTGCATCATCCTGCTTACGCACTATAACTGTATCGCCATCCATGATGCGCGGAGACATCGAATCGCCTTTAATGCGGAGCCCAAAAAATTCTCCGGTTTGGGCAAGGCGAGGTGATATCTCTTCTTGATCTATTATTTCATCTATAGCATCAATAGGGATTCCTGCAGCTACGCGTCCGAGGACGTTAATGATTTTATAATTTTGATGTGTAGCTGATTGTTCTTGCACTTTTAGTATTCCGTCAATCAAGTCAGATTTTTGGCATCCGAATATTTCGCACATAGCCTCAATCATTCCGATGTTTGGCTCAGTCCGATCTTTTTCCCAGGATGATATTGTCTTGTTTGATATATGAAGCTTTTCGCCCAATTCGCCTTGAGTTAATTTCACCTGCTTTCTGAATTTTTCTATATTTCTTCCAATTCCCATAGTAAGAATCCCTCCTAACACCTTTAGAATAAACCAACACTATAAAAAAATCTACATTCTGTAGAAAAATATGTTGACAGTCTACAAAAATGAGATTACTATAATGGCATCTACAAAATGTAGAAATCAAAAGAGAGGAGTACTAAAACATGGCGCTGACAATGAAGCAGTGGCGAAAAGCAAAAGAGATATCGCAGGAACGTATGGCGGAGTATTTAGGGATACACGTAAATACTTACATAAACTGGGAGAAGGAACCTGAAAAGATATCAATTGAAAATTCACAGAAAATTGCCGAGATTTTTGGAATCCCAATTAATGACATTCTTTTTAAGAGGGGGATTGTATGAACGAGGTCATAAAAATCAACGAAAACAATATGACAGTATCCGCCAGAGACTTACACGAAAGGAGACAGCATGGTTGAAGTTTCTGATTGGCAAGCAAGTGATTTCATCATTGAAAATGAAAAGCCTGATCTAAGCAGCAAGGAACGCTTTAAAGCTTACAAAATGAAGCTCCATGAAGAAATGCTGAAAAAGCAGAGATTGCCATACAGTTTGAAAGTTCTACTTGCTAAGGACCGCATCAGGGAGTTTTACAACGAGGCAATCAAGAGAGGCTATAACACTCACGTATCTGTAGGAGGGCTCGACAGCATTGTGCTAGGACATCTGATAAGGAACATGGGATATACAGCGGATGAAGTACCGTTCGTCTCAGCATCAACTCTGGAAGATATCTCTAATCAGAGAGTCCACAAGGAGATGGGATGCATAGTAGTGAAACCACTGAAATCAAAAGCCACGATACTCCAGGAAGAAGGATTCCCGGTTCTATCAAAACGTATTGCTAACAAAATCAATACTATTGCAAACCCGACAGAAAAGAATAAAACCGTACGGCACGCAATCATCACAGGTGAATGCGGTGAACAGGGGCATTTTGCGAAGGACAGCAAAATGCAGTTGCCTCAGACATATCTGAAACTATTCGGTGGATACGATGAGGAAGGCAGAAAACTCGGGTACAAAGCACCTACTAATTTCAAGGTGTCGCACAAATGCTGCTATTACCTGAAAGAAGCGCCATGTGATATATGGGCGAAGGAACATAATTCAGTTCCGTACTTAGGGCTTATGGCTTCAGAAGGTGGTCAAAGAGCTGACGCTCTGGAGGAACACGGATGTAATTACTTCGGGAAGACCACAGCACGAAGTTGTCCGTTCTCATTCTTCTACCACTCGGATGTAGTCCATTTAGCTGTATATCTTGGAGTACATATCCCCGAGATATACGGAGAAGTGAAAATCTCAGAAGAAAAAAATGAGTTTGGGGATTATGAATATTCGACCACAGGCGAGCAGAGAACAGGATGCTCAATGTGTGGATTCGGCATCCAGCTAGAGAGTAGGCCGCATCGATTTGACAGGCTTTACGAGCGAAATCCGAAGGAGTGGGATTACTGGATGAACAGATGCTGCACTGATGAAGATGGGACAAAGTACGGATGGGGCAGAGTTCTTGATTATATCGGCATTCAATGGCGTGACCCGTTGCATTGGTATCTTGAACCTGAGATACAGGGGCAAATGAACATCTTTGATTTTTTAAAGGATGAGGACATAGAAAAAATAGCACAGTAAACAATCCTCAGTCATTCCGTCGGTGCATTCCGCCGACCTACTACAACCTTAAGAAATTCCTGATTAAACATTTTATCTCCTTCAAGCAAACATACATGAATGAAACCGTAACTCGGTAGGCCGGAGGAGTGCATAGGCGGAGTGGCAAAGGGAAAATAAGAAAGGAGAGTGCCGTGAGCAAGATCAATTCAAACAAAGGGACAGAGACGCTCAAGAATACCCTGATAAAGTGCGGCGCTGATAAAGGCTTATACAGCATATCGGCGATAGGACGGTATCTCGGATATAACGAAAAACTGTTTCGCAATCGCGTAAATGCTCAGAGCTTCGACCTGTTAGAGCTAAGGGACCTGTTCCGGCGATTGCAGTGCAAAGATGAGGAAATTTTAGAAGTAGTCAAATGTTGGTAGAGGGGCAATTTAATGGGGACTAAGCAACAGTATTACAAAAGACGTATCAGACGGTGGATATCCCGCCATTACAAAGGTCTGTCAGACCTGCTCAGCATATTTCTGTTTCTTTTGGGCGCAGCGCTCACATCTCTGGGAGTGATATTTGCCCTATGTGCTGAGAGTTATTCCATCACTTTTTTAGCTTTTGGATTTGGACTCGTATATGTAGCGTGCGACCTGCACAGATATGGGAGGGAATAGAACATGGACGAAAGATTACCGAAACCAATCGCAGCACATTATTTCGATTGCAGGCGATACCTGAAGCAGGGCGATTCAGTTGAATATTACATTGATGCCAAGGAAGCAGATATTTTCAGTGGCATCGCCAAGGTAAAGAAGGCCTATGAGCAGTTTGTAATCCTTGCAGGGAGGCATACTGATATCACGGTCAACAGATGGGATATAAAGTCTGTAAATGGTAAGGAAGTAGCAGGCGGATGCTTCAAGAATCTGCCGAGTTTGTTTCAGAGAGGAATGAGAAAGCATGGAAGGGTTAAGTGAGTTCACATCAGTCTACACACTTAAAATCGACATTTCCTGCAATGCCAGGAACTTAGAAGAAGCAAAAATAATAAACAATCAGAGAATGTATGACTTAAAAAAGGCACTGCTTTATGTGCTGGCGGACGGAGTTAATGTCCTGTCTGATAATACGGAACCAACAAAATGAGCCCGACGTAGCGCCAACTACATCAGACTCGAATAGATGCGAATTACACCCTCGCATCTCCATTATACAAAAGGAGTTAAAAAATGAAAATCAATAAGTTAGAAATCGAAAACGTTAAGCGCGTCAAGGCCGTAAAGATGGAGCCTACAGCGAACGGGCTCACCATCATCGGAGGTAATAACAATCAGGGCAAGACCTCTGTACTGGATGCAATCGCATGGGCATTAGGCGGCAATTCCTTCAAGCCTTCGGCAGCACAGAGAGAAGGCTCAGTGATCCCACCATATATATCAGTAACCATGGACAACGGCCTTGTGGTAGAGCGCAAGGGCAAGAACTCAGACCTTAAGGTCACAGATCCAAGCGGTCAGAAAGCAGGGCAGCAGTTACTTGATTCTTTCGTGGAGAAGCTTGCACTGAACCTTCCGAAGTTCATGGATGCATCAGATTCCGAAAAGGCTAAAACACTCCTTAACATCATCGGAGTAGGTCCAAAGCTGACAGAGCTGGAGCAGAAGGAACAGCAGATTTATAACGAGAGGCTCATGACAGGGCGAATCGCCGGCCAGAAGAAGAAATACGCGGATGAACAGACATACTATCCTGACGTGCCTAAAGACATCGTTTCTGCGTCCGATCTGATTCAGAAACAGCAGGACATCCTTGCAAGGAACGCTCAGAGGCAGAACTGGAAGCGTGAATATGACTCACTTCTTTCGGAACTTGATTCTATCGAGTCACAGATCGAGAAGCTTAAGCAGGAGCAGAGAGAAGTATCCGAGAAATTAAAGGCTGCCGAAAAGACTCCGGCAGAAATGCGGATGGAGACAACAGAGGAGCTTGAAAGGAATATAGCGGAGATTGATGAAATCAATCGGAAGGTAAGAGCAAACCTCGACAAGGATAAGGCAGAAGAGGATGCAAGACTTTATGCGGGTAAGTATGACAGTTTATCAGCTGAACTTGAAAAGATACGGAAAGAGAAAAAGGACCTTTTGAACAATGCCGACCTGCCACTTGATGAATTATCAGTATCAGACGGAAAGCTTCTCTATAAAGGTCAGCAGTGGGATAACATGTCCGGTTCTGACCGTTTAAGAGTCGCTACAGCAATCGTAAGAAAACTCAACCCTAACTGCTCATTCGTGCTTGTAGACAAGCTTGAGCAGATGGATATGGACACCATCAATGAGTTTGGCAAGTGGTGCGAGAATGAAGGATTACAGGTCATCGCCACCAAGGTATCTACCGGAGAGGAGTGTTCAATCATTATCCAGGACGGATATGGAGAGCAGAAACAGGCACCTGCGGCACCCGCTCAGAAGAAGTGGGAAGCAGGCACATTCTAAATATAAAGGAGTAAGACATGGAGATTACAAAAGGCAAATTTATCAAACCTTATAAGGTCTGCATCTACGGGCCTGAGGGAATAGGAAAGTCAACACTTGCGAGTATGTTTCCGGATCCGGTGTTCATAGATACGGAAGGATCCACTGACAGAATGGATGTTGCAAGACTTCCAAAGCCGTCATCATGGCAGGGAATACTCGAAGCGGTCAGATATGTAAAGAGCAATCCGACGTGCTGTAAGACTCTTGTTATTGATACAGCGGACTGGGCTGAAAAGTTCTGCTCGGAGCATATATGCGCTACCCGCAAAGTATCAGGCATAGAGGATTTTGGATATGGCAAGGGCTACACATATCTCAAGGAAGAATTCGGAAAACTGCTCAACGAGCTTACAGATCTGAGAGAACTGGGTATTCATGTAGTTATCACGGCACATGCTCAGATGCGTAAATTTGAACAGCCGGATGAACTTGGAGCTTACGACAGATGGGAGCTTAAACTTTCAAAGCAGTGTGCTCCGCTTGTGAAGGAATGGGCGGATATGATCCTATTCTGCAACTACAAGACTATGGTTGTTAATGTTGATAATCAGGGCGCTCAGAAGGGCAAGAACAAAGCCCAGGGCGGCAGAAGAGTCATGTACACACAGCATCATCCATGTTGGGATGCGAAGAACAGAGACGGACTCCCGGAGGAGGTTGATATGGATTATGAGGTCATCCGTCCACTGATAGAGTCAAATACTCCTTCAGGTAAGACAGCTCAGACAATTCAGACACCTCCACCGGTAACAAAGGCTGAACCTGCACCGGTACAGAATAGCATGTATCCGGAGCCTAAGGAAAATCAGCAGATGGATATAACGGATTATCAGAAATCCATCAATATGCCTATAGAAGAGGTTCCTGAGGAAGTGCCAGATAAAAGCCCGACGGAAGAGGCACCTAAAGGCATGCCGGTATCTCGCTATTTATCAAATCCTGCAAACATTCCTCAGGCTTTGAAGGATCTCATGGAACAGAATGATGTTACTGAGCCCGAGATATCAGATGCAGCATTTTCCAAGGGATATTATCCCGAGAACACACTCATAGAAAACATGGACGCGGAATTTGTTTCAGGTTGGTGCGTAGGTTTCTGGCCGCAGGTTTTTGAACTCATAAAGACCATAAGAGCAAATAATGCAGTCCCGTTTAATTAAATATAAAGGAGAAGAATTATTATGGAAAACAACGAAATGATGGCTTTGGACTGGGGTTCAGAGATTTCTAAGGAGTCTGAGTTTGAACTCCTGCCGGAGGGAACTTATGACTTCACTGTTACAGCAGTTGAAAGAGCAAGATATGCAGGCTCAGAGAAGATGAGTGCATGCCCTCAGGCAAATATCACGCTTAAGTGCAAGGATACAGCGACAGGCAAGGAGGGAAATGTATTTGATACTCTTTACCTTCATCAGAAGTCTGAGTGGAAGCTGTCAGAGTTCTTCACGGCTATCGGTCAGAAGAAGAAAGGCGAACCGCTCAAGATGAACTGGAACTTAGTACCAGGCTCAACAGGAAAGGTCGAGATCACCGTCAACAAGTACAAGAACAAGGACGGACAGGATCGCGAGAATAACAGAGTCGGAAAATACCTGCCAAAGGAAAGCAGTAAGGCATTCGTGCCCGGTCAGTTCTGATGGGAGCTATAGCTTTAAGACCGTACCAGGAGGAAGCAAGGAGAAGCGTAGAGGATGCATGGTTAGCAGGCACTCGCAAAACTCTCCTTGTGCTCCCTACGGGGTGCGGTAAGACCATAGTATTCGCAAAGATAACAGAGGATATGGTAAGGCAGGGAAATCATGTTCTGATACTTGCCCACAGAGGGGAGCTTCTGGAGCAGGCAGCCGACAAGATAAAGAAATCAACAGGCCTAGGATGTTCAGTCGAAAAGGCAGAAGAGACATGCTTAGGTCAGTGGTTCAAGGTTACGGTCGGCTCTGTTCAGTCTTTACAGCGTGAGTCAAGATTACAGAAGTTTTCGAAGGATTATTTCGATGTGATCATCATAGACGAAGCCCATCATGCCATATCGGACGGGTATCAGAGAGTACTAAACTACTTCGATGATGCAAAAGTTTTAGGAGTAACGGCAACGCCTGACAGAGGTGATATGAGGAACCTCGGAGAGTTCTTTGAGACATTAGCTTATGAGTATACGCTTCCTAAGGCAATCAAGGAAGGATATCTTTCACCTATAAAGGCGCTGACCATTCCTCTTAAACTCGACATCACGAATGTAGGGATGCAGTCCGGAGATTTTGCGGCAGGCGAAATCGGCACTGCACTCGACCCTTATCTCTATCAGATAGCGGATGAGATGGTCAATTATTGTTCAGAACGTAAGACGGTGGTTTTCTTGCCACTGATTAAAACATCACAGAAATTCGTAGAAATACTCAATGATAAAGGATTCAGGGCGGCAGAGGTTAATGGACAGAGCGATGAACGTGAGACCATACTAAAGGATTTTGATGAAGGAAAATACAATGTCCTCTGTAACTCGATGCTTCTCACAGAAGGATGGGACTGTCCAACAGTTGACTGCGTTATCATCCTTCGGCCTACCAAGGTGAGAGGTCTGTACTGTCAGATGGTAGGAAGAGGCACAAGACTAGCGCCGGGCAAGAAGGAACTACTTCTCATAGATTTCCTGTGGCTCACTGAAAAGCATGAATTATGCCATCCGGCATCTCTTATATGTCAGGATGCAGAAGTGGCTCAGAAACTCACAGAGAACCTAGAGGAGAAGGCGGGCGTGGCTGTAGATCTTGAGGAAGCAGAACAGACCGCCGCTGAGGATGTAGTGGCTCAGAGAGAAGCATCTCTTGCAAAGCAGCTTGAAGAAATGAAGAGACGCAAGAAGAAGCTTGTGGATCCTTTACAGTTTGAGATGTCTATACAGGCTGAGGACCTTATGAATTACGTTCCCGCATTCGGATGGCAACAGGCTCCACCTTCAGACACTCAGATAAAGACTCTGGAGAAGCTCGGAATTAATCCTGATGATGTAGGTAATGCAGGAAAAGCAGACCTCATCCTTAACAGGCTGAATGCAAGACGTGATGCAGGACTTACTACGCCAAAACAGATAAGGTTCCTAGAGCAGAGAGGATTCAAGCATGTGGGCACATGGGAATTTGAATCTGCGAGAAAACTCATAGACAGAATAGCAGCTAATGGATGGAGAATCCCTCAGGGAGTCAATCCGGCTACTTATACACCAGCTAACAGCTCATCAGATAATTGGGGAGGATTCTTCTGATGCAAGGATACGATTTAAGAGAAATGCTCAAATACATAAATCCATCTAGCCTCGATTACTCCGAATGGGTGCAGGTGGGAATGGCGCTCAAACAGGAAGGCCTTACAGCCTATGACTGGGATGTATGGAGCAGAGAAGACACAAGATACAAAGCCGGAGAGTGTTTCAGAAAATGGGACACATTCAAAAATGAGAACGGTGGTGCACCTGTAACGGGTGGCACCATCGTTGAAATAGCAAAGAGGTTCGGATTCGTTCCGCCTCACAGCACCGGTGACGGTGGACATGAGCTCAGCTGGGATTCGGTCATCCAGAAGGATGATCTTGTGGTAGTTGATGCGGCATGGCTCGATGAAAAAGAAGTAGTGGAGCCGAGTGACGCATCATGGAGACCGGTGCAGGATCTTATCACTTATCTCGAAACACTGTTTCAAGGCACTGAAAATGTCGGATATGTAACAGATGTTTATGAGAATGAAGACCGACTGAGCCCTAAAAAAGGTAACTGGGACAGAACTGCAGGACAGCTCATAGAAGAGCTCAGACGATGCGAGGGTGACATAGGAAGAGTAATAGGTGACGCCAACAAAAAAGCGGGGGCATGGATAAGGTTCAATCCTCTGGATGGTAACGGCGTGAAAAATGACAACGTCACAGATTACAGATATGCGCTTGTGGAGTCGGACAATCTCCCGATAGGTAAGCAGAACGCTATCCTCCGAGAGTTGGAGCTCCCTATAGCAGCCATGGTCTACTCAGGAAAGAAATCAGTACATGCGATTGTAAAGATAGAAGCGGGCGATTATGCGGAGTACAGAAAGCGTGTTGAATATCTTTACAAGATATGCGAGAAAAACGGGCTCAAGCCGGATACTCAAAACAAAAATCCATCGAGACTATCAAGAATGCCGGGAGTCATGAGAGACGGGCATAAGCAGTTTCTTATGGGCACCAATATCGGAAAGTCTTCGTGGACAGAGTGGAAGGAATGGATAGAGGCAGTCAATGACGACCTTCCGGATCCTAAGGACCTTAACGATGTATGGAACAATCTCCCTGACCTGTCTCCCGAACTTATCAAAGGAGTACTCAGAGAAGGGCACAAAATGCTGCTTGCAGGACCGTCTAAGGCGGGTAAATCATTCGCACTGATAGAATTGTGCATTGCAATAGCAGAAGGGCGCAAATGGCTCGGATTTGAATGCGAGCAGGGCAGAGTTTTATATGTGAATCTGGAGCTTGATGAAAACTCATGTTTCCATAGATTTCACGATGTTTACAAGGCTCTGGGGTACGCTCCGAACAACATATCGAACATTGATATATGGAACCTGAGAGGCAAGTCAGTCCCGATGGATAAGCTGGCACCAAAACTTATCAGAAGGGCTGAAAAGAAGAATTACATCGCCGTAATCATCGACCCTATATACAAGGTCATAACAGGAGATGAAAACAGCGCTGATCAGATGGCCGCCTTCTGTAACCAGTTCGACAAGATATGTACTGAACTGAAAGCAGCTACAATCTACTGTCACCATCATTCAAAAGGTGCTCAGGGCGGTAAGAAGTCCATGGACAGAGCATCAGGCTCCGGAGTATTCGCAAGAGACCCTGACGCGCTCCTTGATCTCACTGAATTGGAGCTCACAGACTCCATCAAGAAGAATGAAGAAAACAAGGCACGCATCAGAGGAGTAGAAAAGGCGCTCAACAAATATCATCAGGGATGGCAGAACGAAGTAGGCCAGGACGACCGCCTGAGTGCATCCGCTATGCAGGATTACGCGACAGGTAAGCTCACATACACTCAGATATCCGACATGATGGAATACATATCAGAAGAGGTTGAGAGCCGTAAGAGTGTCACAGCATGGCGCATAGAAGGCACGCTCCGAGAGTTCGCATCCTTTAAACCGCTTAATCTATGGTTTGATTATCCTATTCACAGGGATGATGAGGCAGGAGTACTTGCTGACATCAAGCTGGATGACGGTAATCCATGGAGCAAGGGTAAGAAGTCATGGGGCGAAAAAAAGAGCGCCAAAGAGAGGAACTCTGAGAAGCTTGAAGCGTTTAAGGAAGCATTTGAAGAAGCCGAGGAAGATGGCGCTGCGGACATAGATGAGCTTGCGGATCTTCTGGGAGTGTCAGACAGAACGGTACGCAGGAGAGTAGAAAAGGAATGCAAGAAGGAGTTTGTAATTGAGGAGAACTTAGTAAAAAGAAAGAAAAAATAGCATTCAAAATCTATGTTTAATTCAGTAACAATGACACACCGTTCTGTCAATGTCATTTGTCAAAAGTTCAGTGACAATGACACACCGTTCTGTCAATGTCATTTGTCAAAAGTTCAGTGACAATGACACACCGT